ATGAGCTGCAAGGAAATCCGTGAGTTACGGGAATTGCTTGGCCTGCCTCCACATGCCTCCTATGATGATATTAAGGCCGCCTACAGAAAACAGGCCTTAATGTATCATCCTGACAAAGGCGGTGATGAAGAGAAAATGAAACGCCTTAATTGCTTGATGGATAAGGCTAAAGAGTATGATTTCTCAGCTGAGGCAGCAAATTCCCCGCTCTTCTGTGATGAGAGCAGTCTGAGTTCTTCTGATGAGGAAGATGTGCCCGCACAGGGAAGCTCCCGGCCTGGGGATGACAGCGGTCTTGGAGCCAGTTTCAGTGCCGGTTTCACTGACAGTGTAAGTGCACTTCAATTTCAACATGCTTGCACGAAAATAGCTGATCTGCAATATGCTTTATTAGAATTCTTTTCATTTATGGAAAAGCAAAGAAAGCAATGTCTTGCTCCACAATATCTGGACTTGCAGGAGGCCTATAAGGCTGTGCCCTGGCCTTATTTCTACAAACATTCTCATTTTTAGGGCCCTGCATCTCAGAGTTTTGGGGGACAACCTGGATCACCTCCACCAACCCCGGGAAGTGGGTCTTTCAGTACTCCTCCAAAGAGCCAACGTGAGATTACTCTCCCTGCAGATATTGAAGCTTGCCTGCTTGCTGCTAAATCTGTGCAGAGCTGTCCGGAGGTCCATCTCTTGGTGACTACCTATGCAAAACTTCAAGATCTTCAATCAAGCCTGCTACAACACTTTGACTGCAAAGCCTATTTAGTTGCTAAATGGGAGGGGGGTTTGGCTTTTTTTGTTATGCAGCTTGATACTACTGCTAGAATAAGCACAATTTCTAATTTTTGTAAAAAACACTGTACTGTATCTCCCTTTATTGTAAGAGGTGTTAAAAAACATTTCCTGCAAAAATTACTTGATGTTGTCAGTAAACTGGAAAATGTGGAAATATGCTTTTCTAACCTTAATTTAGACGGGAACATGGATAAACAGTTTAACTATGCTTTGCTAAATGATTTTGCTTGCAAACATAATATAAGTGATACCCTTTTGCTGTTAGCTACTTACAAAAGGTTCTCTGTCTTAACGGAAGAATGTGCAGATTGCCTTACAGCCAAGGAAAATATTACTGTGGAACAAGCGAAGAAACGAAAGTTGGGTGGCCATTTGGATGACCATCAAGAACACCACAGTAATGCCAAACTATTTCTACAATTACGAGAACAGAAAAGGGCTTGTCAGGGAGCTGTTGACGCTGTCTTGGCAGAAAGGCGCTACTTAACAGCCACAATGACAAGGGAGGAACTGTTTCAAGAAAGGGTTGAAACTGTTTTGGCAAACATCAAAAAGCTCTTAGATGAGCGTGAGACAACAGATGCTTTGTGTTGTGCAATATACCTTCTTAATATGCTTATTAAGGAGCCTAAGGCTATCTCTGATATTATAATAACATTGGTAAAGAATCCTCCTAAAAGACGTTACTTTGTTTTTAGAGGAGCTGTCAACACTGGAAAAACCACAGTAGCAGCTGCAATCTTAAACCTTCTCACGGGTGCCAGTTTAAATATTAATGGCAGTCCTGAAAGGCTGCAATTTGAACTTGGCTGTGCAATCGACCAAATGATGGTTTTATTTGAGGACGTTAAGGGCATTCCAGAAGATGACTATGAGCCTTATCTGCCGAGGGGGATGGGAATGGTAAATTTAGATAACCTTCGTGATCATTTGGAGGGAGCAGTTCCTGTAAATTTGGAACGGAAACACCAAAATAAGGTTGCACAAATATTTCCTCCTGGTATCATAACAATGAATCACTATAAAATTCCCTTGACGGTTAGAGTCAGATGTAAAAATATTTTAGAGTTTCACAGAGATTGCACATTTAAAAGTGCTTTGGCAGCTAATCCTATAATTACACAAAACAGATGGCTTACAAAGCCGGAAACCTTGCTTGGTTTGCTTATCCTGTCTGAGACCAGCTGTGTGAAGCAGCTGTCAAGTATTGGAAAATGTTATGTGGAATGTTTAAAAGCAGAGTTTGATAACCGGTGGGAGTATACAGGAAAATTATATGCTGGTGAATCATGTTTTGAACAAAATGCTGAGACTTAGTTTTTTTTGCATTGCTTTATTTGGCTTTAAATGCACAGTGTAAGCAGAAGTTAATAAACCAGAACAAAAATCACATGTGAGTCTTGAGCAATCTCTTCAAGCATGAGGGAGTACAGGCTCATTTTGCCCGTAACGGTCAACGGTTCTGGAGAGTGTAGGATCTCCTGGAAGAGGTTCTACCCCTTGGTACACTCTGACCTCTTCGACCTGAGAGTCATCACCTTCCATAGGCTGACCTTGCATTCTTGGAAGAACGCTTGTGAACAAGGAGGTGAGTAATGAACTTATGGGATATGGGTTCTTAACAGACCGTTTTCTTAGGGTCACTGAAAAATACCTTGGAAGTCCCCTATACCTCTGTTTGCTGCTGCTTTGTTCTGTATATAAACCTACGATATCTACTGCAGATAAATAGAGACCATCACCCTTGCATAGAGGACCTACACCATTTTCATCAAGCAGCACAGTTGTAACACTATTGCCAAAGGGTAGAACAGGGGGAGTGTTTAGGCCTCCTGTATAACTACCAAAGTACCTGCTATTTTCATTTCTGGAAGGATCAGGAGACCAGGCCTCTACTGGATATTTTCCATCCTGATCCAGACGGCCTTTTAAAGTAGGGTCTAGAACCTGGGCCTTAGCACTTGTAGCCTTAGGGGCTACTGTTCCTGAAGGATAGGTGGTGCTGAAGTTTGCTACAAGGCCTTGTAAATCTAACGGTTCTCCACCAACGGCAAACATATGAATATTGAGCCCCTCTATAGGAACACCAGCACCAGTTCCACTAATACCCCGAATCATTCCTGAATGTAGGTTCACTAGAGATGGTACCCCTACCAGTTCTGTTTTACAGGAGACAGCCTCCCACATTAAGATATTAGGCTTTGTCATGTCTTCATTTAGAGAAGGAAGGGGTATTCTGGCACAGCTGTATGTTGGGAGTTCCCCAATAGGGGGTTGATCAGGATTGAGATTTTTAGCAACAGTGATTAGGTTGCTGTAGCCCCCATCATTGCCCATTCTGGGGTTTAGATAAGCCTCAATAGTGGTAATACTATCGGGACCTGTTCTTACTTCTAGAACTTCTATTCCTCCTTTGATAAGGAGCCTGGGCACTGGTGCGGGGGCGGCTCCTCCTCCTCTGGACCTTTTGGCTGCTCTGGGTGCCATTTTGTTCAAGAAGGTTTACCTCAGCTCTCCAACCAGGATAAACGGTGCCGTAAAGACCTAAAATTAAAGGTAGCATCCAGTCAGGACAGGTCCGCTGTTGTGCTCCACCTGGAGCTTCCTCCCTATAAACAGACTCTCCACTAATGTCTGGGTCCTGCGGCTTTAATATCTCCTCCTCTTCATCTGCTAAAAACAAGGCCCTACCCCTTCGGGCATTAGGAGGTAAGACTGAGACCTGTGAATAATAGTCTTTGAGGGCTTGATATGTCCTACTAGGTGTTTCAATAACATACCATCTAGCATTTTCAGCTGCCCGAGCAGCTAAGTCATACAGGGTGGAGGCTGCCTGTTGGGTGGCCGCCTGAGTAGCCATCCCTATTTGCCTTCGGCCAGTGGTTATAATAGAGTCCCACAGGTATTGTGCAATCCTGTTAAAGAGGCTAGGCCCCCATTCCAAGGGATTGAGAGAATATATTCCATTGGCTATTTCAGTGGCTCCGGGAAAAAGTATGTCTATAGCAGGGGGTTGCCACACCTCAAGAGCCATGTCCTGATGTTGATGGATCTTCTGCTGCTGCTCCTGAAAATATCGAATGGAAGCTGCTGTTAAGCCTCCAACACCAGCTATACCTTGGCTTGCAAATGCCAAAGACAGGGCCTGGTCCAACGCAAGTGGAGCTGAATTCAACAAGGCAGCACTATCGGCTGTCAGTCCCAGAGCTGCTAAGGCTTCGGTTTCTGTGAGGCCTTCTATAGCAGTAATGGCTGCCAGTTGTGACTCTACAATGGCGGCAGCCTCCCCAGCAAATATAGCTTCAGCAGTAAAACCAGTAGCTAAAAGCTCTCCAAGACCCCCAAGTACAGCTAATACAGCCCCCATACCTAAACACTAGTAGCGGGGAGGTCCAGCCAAATTTCCCGAGGTGGTGGTAGAGGAACTACGTCTGGCAGTCGGTCTTCTTGGGGTCTCCGGTGGCGGCCGGTAGCTGTGGTCCCTCCCGTCAGTATAAGCCTGTAAATCGTCCTAAGAGATCAGCTATTGTTTAATCGGTGTCCGACATTAACCAATGTCTACACTCCTCACAGATCTTTGGACCTACTTTGAGGGTGAACGTGCACGTGCAGGAGCCTTCATAAGCAGGTGAAGGTTGGTTTTCATCTACATCCATTCCATCATGCGGGCTAGCAGGGGGGGTTAGATTGTCAGGCTGTGTTAATGGAGGGGAACCAGGAGGTTTTCCTGCGGGGCTTACACCAGTATCTGCAGACTCCTTCGTGTGAGATGTAGAGCCCGTCGAATTCGACCCAGTATTCCCATCGGTCCTGTCCCGAGATGGACCTGAGGCCTGAAAGTACCCAACCGTCAGTACAAAATGGATCTGGCACTGCAGAGAGTACTGGGCGGTAGTGTACTTACCTTTGGAGTCTCCCCAGCGGCCGAAGGGCCTGGGGTGGGCGGTCGTGGAGTTCTATTTTCGGGTTGTTCGGTACCGGCTGCAGCCGGTACGGCAGTCCCGTCTGTATCCATCGGTTTCCGGGTTATTGTGAATGCAGTTTCCGCCGGTCATGACCTCAAGGTCGTCACTACCGTTCTAGAGCGCGCTCTTCTGGCCATTTAAACTACCCAATGACAGCATGTTGGCTGCGGGCCAAACCAATGCCAGTTCAGCTGTTCCATATATGGGCATGTAGGATATGACTAAGTGCCTTCCCTATTTTCTGTGGCCTGGCTCTGGCAAGAATTGCTAGAGGAAAAAAGAAAAATTTCCCTGCAACCACATCTTTCACATCTAATTTGCTACATCAAG